AACGCTTTACGCGCCGCCTATCTCCCCCCTACGCTAATTTCAATGATTGATGCACGGACGCAGAACATTATCTCTCCCCCGACTGGTGTGGTTTCATGGACGTCACCACACCAGTCACTATCGGGGGTTTCATGCGCATCAGGAAGTCCTTCTAGATCAAAGGCAAAACCTGGTCTGTCGAATACAAGTGGGGCTGTCGTCTCGACGACGTCCTCGTCGACGGCTACTGCGAATTCTCCACTCGCACGATCTATCTCCGCCGCGAGCTCTCTCAGGCTGACAAGTGGACGACCTTTCTCCACGAGTATGTCCATGCAGTTCTCTTCGAAGCCCACATCACCGACATCCCTGGTGGTGTGGACGGCTTCTGCGAAGAAGTCATCTGCGAGGCGCTCGCCGATGCTCTCTCTACAAACTTCAAGTTCCGATGGTCTCGTTGCGGGTTCGTCTAACGGTAGGACGCCTGTCTCTAACTCAGGAAATCCAGGTTCGAGCCCTGGCCTCGCATCCAATAGCCTATTGCCGCTGGCGCGGCAGATAGGCGGCTTGTGGGCTTAGAAAAGTCTATTCGTATAATTGAAAGAGAGTTTGATCGTATGAATCAGGAAAAGGCTTTAGTGCGTTCGGTTCGTGTCGAGCGTTTAGAGAATGGATATGTTGTGACGGTTGAGAACCACGGTAAGCGATACGTGGCGCGGAATCGGTCAGAGCTTATGATGTTACTTGTAGAGATCGGGATGGTGTTTGAGTGACCGACATCTCAATACGCGATAAAGACGCTCCACGCTCTCTGATCAATATCTCTCCTAACGGAATATCCCGCACCATTGCGAGCATCCCTGAATAGATTCTCCATCTGGGAGAGCAGGAGATTTATCGTAAAGCAATCGTTGGTGTGGATGAAAAGATCCTTAACCGTCTCCGCATAGCTTTCTGGCGAGAGTACGAGCGTGCTCAGAGCACAAAGACGATGATGCTTCTAGCCAACATCACGAGCGGAATCGTGAGCTATCAAGTATTCAAGAAACACTTTGAGAGCCACGCCACTCGTATGGCATTTATCATCACTCCTCCGCAAGACTATGACACGGTCATAGCTGAGATGTTCTCAATAGGCTTAGAGCAGATGCGTGACATCTTGGTATCTCCGCACGTTGACGAGCAGGGAAAGATCAATACTCGTCTAGCAGACGTGAAGATCCGCATCGTTGAGAGTCTCCACTCAAGAATCAAGGGTGGTGTGGTCCAGCGAGTTGAGCAAAAGAATCTAAATGTAAATGTGAACAAAGAATCAAATCAGGCGCTACAGTCCATGGAGGACATCGACAAACGGCTTGCCGAACTCTCTACGAGAGTTGGCCAGCTTCAGATTGGCGGGGGGTTTGATGGACAAGTACGCGAGGCTGATGCACTTGAGTTAGCTGATAGCCAAGATACTGATGGAGATCGATAACGATCCATTTCTTAAGGAACATTTCTACGATCAGAAAAGGTGTCTAAAATGCGGGAGTGTAGACTATGAGCAAGAACTTGACGAAGTCGGAGGGTACACGGTCTCGTGTTCGAAGTGTCCCGACACCAAAGATCACCATTGAGGAAAAGCTCGAATAGATCAAACTCCTTGAAGCGAAACTAAAGCTTCAAGACGAGCTTCCGCATCTTCATGGTCAAAAGCTTTACTCTTGGCAGCGTAAGCACATCGAGTCCCAGGAAAAGACGGCACTCATTTGTGCAGCTAACCAGATCGGTAAGGCTCTCGCAGATCACGAACTGGTGTGGACTTCTTAGGGGAAAAAACCCATTTCCGAGATCAAACCTGGCGACATGGTTTGGGGAATGGATGGAAAGTTAAGAGAAGTCTTAGACGTCCCGTTTAAGGGAAAGGCTTATTGCTATCGTGTGACGTTTGATGATGGTCAATCGATCGTGGCGAGTGATGAGCATCTATGGATTGCGATGACTTCACAGAGTCGCTTCCGAAAGAAAACAAAGTCTGGCCACAAGCGTAAGCATTACCGAGAGTGGTCGGTCCTCACCACTGAAGAGATCATGATTCAGGGGAAGTATTCTCCTGAGACAAAGCATCCGTACTATAGGGCGGCCACGCCTGTGGCTAGGCCGCTAGAGACTGAAGATACTGGATTGTTTGATCCATACTTGGTGGGGCTTCTTTTGGGTGATGGCAGCATGACAAGACGCCGCACCAGGATCGCATCGGCGGATAAAGAGATTCTCGATTACGTTCCTAGCAAGTACAAAATAAACAACGATGGCCGCTACTCTTACACCATCTCTGGTCTCAACGAGGACACGCTCCTCGCTGGGATCAGAAACAAAATCTCTTACGAGAAATTCATTCCAGAGAAATATCTAAACGGCGGAACCGCTGAGCGCCTAGCCCTTCTTCAAGGGCTAATGGACACAGATGGCTCTGTGTGTACTCGTGGCGCGGTGTTTGTGACGACTTCTCCCATGCTAAGAGACGGAGTGAGGCACTTGGTTGCGTCTTTAGGCGGTTACTCCACTGTAAGTGAGCGCATGGGCTCCTACAAAATCGATGGAGTGAAGAAAGAAACCCGCCAAGCTTACAAAGTAAATTTCTGGATGCTTGATAATCCGTTTCGACTCACGAGAAAGCGCGAAAAATACAAGACCGGTAAGCGGACATTTCAAAAAACCATCAAGCGAATTGAGCCGGTTGGTGTGGTCCCAGCGACTTGTATCCAGGTGGACCACGAAGATGGGTCTTTTCTGTGTGGCGAGTATGGAATCGTCACGCATAACTCCACTTGCAACATCAAAAAGTGGATTAAGTGGGCGACCGAACCAGAGATGTGGCCAGAGTTGTGGCCGAATCGTCGTCCGCGCCAGTTCTGGGCCCTTATGCCTACACGGGACATCATCAGCACAGAGTATTTAACGAAGTGGAAAACAGAGTTTCTCCCTCGTGGAGAGATGAAGAATCATCCGAAGTACGGCTGGCGCGAAGAAATGCACAATAAGCATTTGAAAGCGATCCACTTCAACACTGAGATCACGCTTTACACGCATACTTACGAACAAGACGTCCACCATCTCCAGGCTGGTACGGTTGACGCGCACTTTGTTGACGAAGAACCGCCTTGGGAACTCATGCCTGAGCTTTTGATGCGACTTGCGGCAACGAATGGATATTTTAATGCGGTCATGACCCCGACAAGGGGTCAGGACCAGTGGCATAGGGTGTTTGAGGTTAAGGGTGACGGTGAGATTTTCACTGATGCTCTGAAACAGACCGTTTCTCTCTATGATTGTTTGAAATATGAGGACGGCACTGACTCGATGTGGACGCATGAGCGAATCACAAAGATCATCAATAGCCTTGGAACAAAAGAAGAAGTGGATTTGAGGGTTTTTGGTCGGTTTGTTAAGCGAGTCGGCTTAAAGCTTTCAAGTTTTGACCGAGAAAAGAACTTAGTTGATCCAGAATCCACACCACACGATTGGTTGTGGTTCTCTGGTGTGGATATCGGTGGAGGAGGAAGCTCTCATCCTCCAGCTATTGCGTTTGTCGCGGTCAGTCCTGATATGAAGAAGGGCCGAGTGAAGGCCCTTTGGCGCGGCTCTAAGGAGCAGGATTATAATTCGACCGATGTGCTTCAAAGATACTTAGAAATGCGGGATGGTCGAACGATCATCGGGGAATATTACGATCACGCGGCAAAAGACTTCGTTACCACGGCACTTCGTCAAGGCGTGAGCTTTCAGCCTGCCGAAAAGAGTCATGACATTGGATTCCCGCTTCTAAACTCTCTTTTTAAGAACGAGATGCTACAAATCGAGAGAAACGGGGACTTTGAGGGCTTTTGCCAAGAGGCGAATACACTTCGGCACGAGTCACAAAAGCGCCACTCGGAAGATGACCTCATCGATGCGGTGAGATACGCGGTTACGAAGATCCCTTGGAACTTTGAGGGAGTCGTCACCGATAGAATCATCCAGCCCGAGCCGCCGAGGATTATTTCGAATGAAGAAATGCGAATGAACGGATATAAAAACCAAGAAACAACGGACCCAGAGACGCTTGAGGCACTGGTGGGGTTCTGGAATTCTCAATCAGAAATAGGGGACGAATATGGCTGGTGAGTTATCGGCAAAAGACGTTTTAGAGATCATTCAGGCTTGCAAAGACGGCGGAGTAAGGAGTTTCAATTATGGAGATCTCAAAATTGAGCTAGAATCAAAATCGGAAACGGTTTTAGATGAGGTTTCCACGCCAGCCGCTGACGCTGGTGAGGAGACTCCTCAGGACCCTGATCTTGAAAACGAATTACTCGCTATCGAAAACCCTGCCCAGTGGGAAGCAAAAGCAATGGAGAATAACTAATGAAAAAGCTAGATGCGGCGAAGCTTAACGAGATGTACGAAAAGTCTGACTCGTGTGACAAGGATCTCTTTGCAGAGATGCGGTCGAATGTGCGTCTTATCAGTGGGAATCACTACTCACGAACAGCATCGAAGCTCTTTCACAGGATGAGAGACGTATAGACTTCTGAAGCGCAAAAGATCCGACTGGTTCGGAACCATACGCAGCTAATCACGAAGCGTTATCATTCAAACATTCTCCGCATGGCTCCAGGGGTTAAAGTCATTCCCCATAACGAGACGGAGCTCCAGGATCAGAAAGCCGCAGAGCTTGCGAGCGCTGTTTGGATGCACGGGAAAGCAAAATACAATTTAAAAGAAAAGATCGCCGACCACGCAGAAGATTACGTGGATCTCGGAGAAACCTTTTGTCTTATCCAGTGGGATAAATCAAAGGGTGATCTTATTGGCTATAGCCAAGCGGTGGAAAAAGAAACTGGCTCTCCTATTTACGTCGACGAAGCTGGTGCGGATACGATTTACGCAGAGACTGTCGATCCAATCACGGGCCAGGTGATTTCACACCAGCCAAAAGCCGACATGGATAGCCCTGTTTTCTCTGGTGACTTTGTTTTTAAGAACATTCTTCCGTTTAACGTACTCCGCTGTCCGAAGGCCGAGACGATGAGCGAAAGTCCTTATCTCATCGTTCGAAGCATGATGAGTACGAACGATTTAAAAGAAATGTACGAGAGCGATCCAGAGAAGCTTGGCTTTATCGAGGAGAGTTCTCAGACGACGTTTAAAGTGTTCGATGGAGCTAAGGGCGAGTACGTCGACGGTAAAGACCAGACGATGGTGAGAGAGTTTTTCTTCCGTCCATGTATGCAGTACCCGAAGGGATACTACTACATGACGACATCGACTGGGATATTGGAAGAGTCCGAGCTTCCTTTTGGTGTGTGGCCGATCGCCTGGTGTGGATTCCAAAAGATTCAGACCACACCACGTGCGTGTTCGATCATTCGGCACCTTCGGCCTTATCAGGCCGAGGTGAATCGCGCGGCAAGTTCTCAGGCGCAGCAGCAGCTTGAGTCGGGATTTGATAAGGTCTTTGTTCAAGGCGGGACGAAGGTCACAAAGGGAATTGATCTTCCTGGCACAAGGTTCTTCAACATCAGTGGAGCCACGCCACAAGTTGTTCCTGGCCGCAGTGGTGAGCAGTTTATGGCTTACCTCCAGATGACGATCGAAGAGATGTACCGTGTTGCAGACCTTGAACAAGACGACGCAGAGATCAATGGCCAGCTTGACCCGAATGTTCTCTTATTCCGCAGTATGCGTCAGCGAAAGAAAGTGGCGATCTATGCGGAGCGATTTGAATCGTTCGTAAAAGATATTTGCCGCATTTATTTAAAGCTTGCTCAGCATTACTTGGACGAAAGCGCTCTTATTCGAGCGGTCGGTCGTCGTGAAGCGATCAACATCGCAGAGTTTAAGAACATCACTGATCAAGACTTTGCGATCACACTTGAGTACGTTGGTAAAGACATCCCGCCAGAGGTGCGTGGGCAGATCATTGCGAATATGCCTTTTGCTAACAACGATGGGGCTTTTGGTGATCTCACGATTGATTATCGATCGGCTCAGTCCGACATTCTTGCCTTAGACCGCGGGGAATATCGTCCGGTTCGTATCTATGAAAATCACAAGTACATGATTAAGCAGTTAACGAACCGAATGAAGCAGCGGGACTTTGATCTATTAAGTCCTCAGATAAAGCAGATGTACGAGCAAAAGATCATGGAGCACTCAAAAGCTGAAGCTGAAGAGCTATCAAAGATGAAGGCTCTTCAGAGCGAGTTCATTCCCTCAGGCGGAGCTCTGGCGAAAGCAGACCTCTACATTGCCAAGGAAAACGGAAAGACAGAGCGTGCGACTTTCCCAACAGAGGCACTCATGTGGCTCAAAGAGCGACTCGACGCTCAAGGTTCAACACAAGAACAGATGGAGGGAATCCCTCCAGATGCAATCGGACAGATACAAGAACAAATGGGAGGCATGATGCCTCCTGGAGAACAGGCACCGCAAATGCCAGAAGGATACTAAGTCATGGAAGAAGTCGTAAGTCAGAGTACACCGGAAGTTTCCGCACCAGTTGTTGAGGCACCAAAGGAGGCGACTCCAACGCAAAGTGAATCACCAACGATAGTTGGTGGAGCTCCGCAAGAGGCTCCGCAGTATCAGCCGAACTTTAAGTTCAAGGTAAAGGACGCTGAGCACGAGATTCCTGAAGCCTTTCGCAGTGTGGTTAAAGATCCAGAGACAGAAAAAAAGGTCCGCGAGATCTTTGAAAAAGCTTACGGCCTAGACGAAGTGAAGCAGAGTCGCGATAAATATCAGACTCAAATCAAAGAGCTCACAGAGCGTGAGCAAAAACAGTATGCGCCAATTATGCGTCAAGTAATGGAGGCTGAAGCACATTACAAACGAAACGACATTGGTGCGGTTTTCAAGACGCTCGGAATCCCAGAGAACAAGGTTTACGAGTGGGCTCTTCATCAAGCGAAATTGGCAGATTTGCCAGAAGATCAAAAAAGGATATACACTCAGAGCGAAGAGGCACGTCGGCAAGAGTATCAGGCCCAGACGCAAATGGAGCAGATGCGTGAGCAGATGATGACTCTTCAGGTTTCTCAACGAAACCAAGAACTCTCCGCAGCACTGACGAAATCAGACGTTGCGGCTCTCGTACAAGCATTCGACGCCAAGCAAGGCGCAGGTGCATTTCAGGATGAGGCGATTCGTTTAGGCCAGTATTATTACCACACGCAAGGGAAAGACGTCCCTGTCGGTGAGGTTGTTTCGGAGCTGGTAAAGAAATATGGCGCGTTCTTACAGTCCGCACCACAAGCTCCGCAAGCGTTACAAGGCCCTAAGCAAGTCCCAGTCATTCCGAACATTCAGGCGGGAACCGCAAGTCCAGCCCAAAGAAAAGTACAATCAATCGACGATATGCGACGGCTCTATAGAGAGCGAGTCGAGCAATCGAGTGCTGAATAACAAAAAGGAGATAACAGATGGCAGCTACAGCTAGTTACAGCGCGCTCTTGAAGCGTTACACGCCAGAGTCGCTGATCGAAAATGAATTTGCGAAAATGTCCTACATCTACGCGAACTGCGAAAAAGATAAGTCGTGGCGCGGTGGGACTTATGAGGTCCCATTTTTGGAAGCTGGTTTCAGCTCGCTCCAATACGGATCTCTTGCGGCGTCTAACGACGTTGCTGAGATGGACGTGGTCATGGGTACTACAACCATGAAAGAGCTCTGGGGCTCGATCTTGGTTCGTGAGTCGGATCTCTATCGCCACGGTGATATGGAATCTTCGTACCTGAAGATCATGCCAGACAAGATCGAAGAGTTCGTGAAGTTCGCCCAAGAGCAAGTTGGTATCGGCTTCTTGGCTGGTGCTCGCATCGCTCGTGCGACTGCAAACGGAACCGCTGGCGGTGACATCACTGTCGATAAACCATACGCTTTCCGTAAGGGCATGAAGATCGAAGTCATCGACGACGACACTGGTGCGGCTACTGGCTACATCCGTTCGATCAACATCAACACTGGCGTTTTGTCTGTGTTCGATGCTCGAACTGGTGGTGCGGCAGTAAACTTGTCGACGTTCACAACTGCGCAGAACGCTCGCGTTCGCGTTGTTGGTTCAGGCACAGAGCGATTCCAATCGCTTCGTGACGTGACGTTGACTGCGGCTCTTGGTGGATCGGACTCGATCTACGGACTCACTAAGTCATCGTATGCGGTTCTCCAGTCGCTCCAGGCGTCTGGTGCATCGTTCACTGCGGCGACAATCCTCGACGATCTTCTTGGCACTTACTACGACTTCAATGAGAAGCGTGGAAACATGTTCAAGGAGATGTGGGTTTCGATGGGTGTTTTCAAGAACATCTCTCGAGTCCTTGAGTCGAACCGTCGCTATGCGACTATCGAAAAGAAAGCTGGTTACGGCTGGCAGTCTGTCGACATCGTTGGCGCCGAAGGCCAAGCGAAGATCGTTGCTCTTCGTGAAATGCCTAACGACGTCATCTATGTTGGCGACGTAAAGAAAGTCACTTTCGCTGGAGCTGAACCGTTCAAGCGCAAGATGTACGGCAATGAAGAGTTCTTCATGGTTCGTGGTACTGATGGCCCACAGATGATTACAGATATGGCGCTTCGCGGCGACTTCGTCTGTAAGCCATCTCAATGGGGTGTTATCCACTCTTTGCCTGCTTCGGTTGTTGCTTAATAACGTGTGAAGCATGTGCCCTAGCCCCCTCGCGGGGGCTGGGGCTTTTGCTGACGAAGGAGATAAAAATGTCACTAACTGCACAAGCTCGAGCGGAACTAAACAGGTTCTCTTCTATCTTTCGAAAAAACAGCATTGGTAACGTCATCCACAGAGCGCCAAAGGTTGTTGCGGCTGATTATTCATTTGCAACACAAGGCGGAGCGATCTCGACGATCACTCTTGCTTCTGTCATTCAGGACGTCGTTATTCCGGCAAACTCGGTTGTAACTCGCGTATTCGTTGAAGAAGTGACGAACGTCACCTCTGGCGGTTCTGCGACTGTTACGCTGAACGCTGGCGCGACAGCCTTAACTGGCGCGATTGCAATTGCTTCGTTTGCTGGAATTACCGCACCAGCTCTTGCTGGCTCGGTAGCAGGGATTAAAATCACTGCTAACTCGGACCTAACCATCACGATCGCAACTGCGACTCTGACGGCTGGTGCCTTGAGATTCCACGTAGAATTTATTCCAGCTTAATCGAGTCATTGATTCGATCAACGGACCATAACCACTTAGGTGGATGGTCCTAGGGGGGTCAAAACCCCCCTATTTTAAGGGGTGTAAATGAGCGCGAGTCGCAAACAGATTCTTGGTCAAGATCCGAGTGGAAACTTCAAACCTATTCAGGTTGATAACTCGGGCAACGTGATAACCAACGGTGGTGGGGGAATCGCTTCCTCTGTCTCTATCACCGATGGTTCTCAGGATGTTTCGATCACGGATGTTGGCGGAAAAAAAGCTTTAGACGTAAACGTCACCGACATCGTTATAGACCACGCCAACGACTCAGTCCGAATTGGTGATGGGACGAATCTCATCGGCTCGACGGTCGCTTCTGGTGGTCGAGGTTTAAATGTAAACGTCGTGAATCCATCGGCTGCGGCTGATGAGTCTGTGATTATCGATAAAGCTTCAGACACGGTAACTTACTTTGGCTACGCCACGGTGGGCTCTTCTGAGGCTTCTGCGGTCTGGAAAATCAAGCGTGCGAGCGTCTCTGGTGCGGTGACTAAGTTTTTATTCGCCGATGGAGACCAGAATTACGATAATATTGGGAACAATAGGGCTTCGTTAACAGACTCGTGAGGTTCAAATGAGTTTTTCAAACACAGCGGAAACAGCGGTACTCAACTAGATTTTTGTCGGTACGCCAACCTCATGGGATGGCAACACGGACCTATGGATCGCTCTTCACACGGCTGACCCAGGCGAGGCTGGAAGTGCGATAACGAGTGAGGCTACTTATGGTGGTTACGCTCGCGTTGTACTAACTCGTGCGACCGACTTCACGATTAGTGGCAACACGGTTAGCAATGCGAACCTTGAGCAGTTTGCGGCGTGTACTTCTGGAAGTAACACGATCACACACGCTTCGATTGTTTCTAGCTCAAGCGGAGCTGGTACGATTATCGTCCGAGCGGCGTTATCTTCGTCGATCTCTGTTAGCACAGGCGTCCAACCTCAGTTTGCAGCCAACGCGCTGTCATTCACGTTGGATTAAGCCTTGGCTGGGTTTAGAGGCTTTCGGGACATTAAAGATTCGATGCAGTCAGATGGAAAATTCTGGCACGCATCTTTTCGTAAGGTTGTATCGAACACCACTGCCGCAGGGACGTGGTGCGATCTTTCTTATTCTCCTGGAAGTCCTCCAGCTAATTTCTATGCGACTGAACCTCTGGTCGCCGCGACGTTAAATTCCACGAAGGGAATTGATAACGGCGGTGCAGTTACGCCAGACCGGAAATTCGTTAAGAAGCTCCACGTTGTTTCAGCGTCGACTGGTTTTCAGTCATCAACGCTCATGCTTTGTGACTATCTGCTTTACTATCCATTCATCGATGGCGATGAGACGTCGACTCAGTCCTTAGACAATACGGTTACTTTACCTCGATATACTTCTGGATCTGGCGTTCAAGCGATGCTTGTGAGCCAAGGTGCCTACACAGGAAACGTGAACTTCACGATTTCTTACACGAATCAGGCGGGAGTCTCTGGGAGAACCTCACCAGTCGTCACAACAAACACGACGGCGACCGCTGCGACAATCGTAAATTCAGGCACTGCGGCTGGAAGTCGTGGGCCATTCATTCCATTGCAATCAGGTGATACTGGTATCAGGTCGGTTGAGTCCATTACCTTTGCTGCTCCCAACGGCGGGATTCTTTCTCTCGTTCTTGTGAAACCGATCTATGACATAGGGATCGACGAAGTCACGGCGGTCTTTGCGACACCTTCGCAGCTCGATAATTTCTATGACCACATGAGCGGCGAAACGATCGAGGACGGCGCTTACTTAAATTTCATTTGTTTACCTAACGCATCATTAGCGGCTGGCGTTCTTACGGGGATGCTCGTCACGACTTGGAGATAATATGGGTTTTTCATCGCTTGATGACTTAGTAACTGAGTTGACCGCGGGTAAGCGCTGGCGCGCAGACTTTAACAAGACAATCGCAAACGGCGCTTACGTTGCTGGCGCATGGTACGATTTGTCGCTTCTTTCAGGATCGCCTGTCGCGAACACTTACGCAGGCACTGCGTTAGCTGCGACGATCCCTGACGAAACAACTGGTTGGGGGATTTATCACGGAGGCAACGTATCGAGTGATACGAAGCACTTACTTAAGGCCGTTGTAAACGGAAACACGGCGACCGTGGCTCCTGGTACTTTATTGTTGGTCGACACACTTTTGTATTATCCGACGATTCTTTCTACATCAGCAACGACTCAGACTTTGACCAACGGGTCAGCACTCACGCGATACACCAACGGAAACGGCAATCGCGCGTTCATGGTTCACACTGTCGCCTCTGGTGCCAACACTCCAACGGTCGCAATGAGTTACACTCGTCAAAACACAGGTGGTACAGATACGGGCCGAGCTCTTGGAGCTACGACAGCTTTTAACGCTTCTGTAGGTATTGGCCGATTCCCGCACTCAGGGACCTCGGCGAATAACCGTGGGCCGTTCTTACCACTTCAATCTGGTGACACTGGAATCAGATCAGTTCAATCGGTTACGGTTACGACGCCTCACGCAACGACGGGGACAATGGCTCTTGTCATTTGTCAGCCGCTTGCGGAGATCCCGCTCACAACTGCGAACGTCCCAGTGATCATGGATTTCTTGAGCGCAGCTCCAAGCCTTCCGCAAGTTGTTGATGGAGCTTGTTTGAATCTTCTTTATCAGCCAGCAGGTGCAGCGGCCAACGGTTCGATCATCAACGGTTCTTTAGAATTCGTGTGGGGTTAATAGATGGCTCTACGCACTAACAGACTCAACGCTCAAGGATACGTCGGCGGTCTTGCTGTCGGCGGAGCTCAGGCTTGGTCTGTTAAGCGTAAGGACCTATTAGTAAACCTTTACGTAGATGAACAACTAGACATCGATAACAAGTCCGGTGTTCCGAATGGTTACAACACTGGGGCTCTTCTCCTCCCGCTGAAAGCGGGAGGGATGTCCTCTTATAATTCGTCACAGGCGGCAATCTCTGCGACAAACGCAGACGCGAAAATGGGGAAAGCCTTGGCGGGTACTTCTGCGATGTCGATCACGGTAATTACCGCTGATCTCGATCAGATCGTGGCAATGATTGCGTCTGGTGCGGCGACCATCACAGTAAACGCTGCGGATCTTTCCGCGGGTGTTTTGATGATCGCGACAAGTTCAGGGACTCTTTCTGTAAACGTAGCTCAGCTTGGCGGGATCATTCCTGTAACGGCGACGAGCTCCATCGCAATCACGCCTAACGTCGTGATGACGGCTCTTGCAAACATGATTGCAGAGGCTGGCGGAGCCACACCACTGAGTCCTGAGGGTCTAGCAGACGCTGTCTGGTCCGCTCTTGTGGCTGAATATCCAGACGTCGGAACTATGGGCAAGGCGCTCGCAGATGCGGGTGGTGCGGGGAATCCGTGGAGTGCTGATCTCGCAACGAATAATACGACAGGAACCTTCGGCAAAAAGATTCAAGAGCTTTTGACTGAAACTAATTTTGTGGGGTTAAAGTAATGGCAAGATGGACAGACCGCGCTCCAAAGACCGCGGAAGAAGTCGCAGACCGCGCCAAGGTATTAGCTCGAAAGATGCTGATACGCGAGGTTGTAGCATGGGTTATAGTTGGCGGGATGACGGTGGGCTTCCTCTATTTACTCTCAAGCCGAGGATGGTGAGATGGCAAAATTCAAAGGTCAGTTAGAACAAGCATAGATTGAGAACCGCACCAGCGATCCCACGAACCTGCCTGACGGCCTGGTGTGGTTGAATACGACTGACAATCGCTTTAAGGCTTTTGTTCAGGGCGCTACTCGTTCTGTCGGTACAGAAGATCAAACACAGACTCTCACGAATAAAACCCTGACCGCACCGGTCGTGAACTCTCCGACTGGGATCGTGAAAGCAGATGTTGGTCTTGGTAACGTCGATAACACGAGTGACGCAACGAAGAACTCGGCTGTCGCAACGCTCACAAATAAGACGTTAACGTCGCCTGTTATCAACTCCCCAACGGGATTGGTAAAAGCAGACGTAGGCCTTGGCAATGTCGACAATACGTCGGATGCGACAAAGAATGCTGCCGCGGTCACGCTTACAAATAAAGACTACGACGGCGGTACGGCTTCAAACACGAGCCGTCTTACGGTCCCGAAGGAAACAAAAGCCAATCTTGATACTCTTACGAGAAAAGAAGCGACGGTTGTTTATTCGACAGATCGCCAGAAGCTATTTTTTGACAATGGAACGACGCTGAAGGAAATCGGAACCGGAAGTGGTGGTAGTGGAATTAACTACATCACAAATCCGGATGCTGAGAACGACACATCTGGCTGGGTGGACACATCTCGCGTAATTCTTGGAAGCGTTGATGGAACGACGGATACCTTTACGGCAACGACGTCTATTACGTTTATTGAAAACGAGCCGTTAATCGTTGTTGGAAACGTAAGCGGAGCTACGACTGGTACGACGTATTACGCAAAAAGTGTTTCTGGAAACACCACTCAGCTCTCAGCCACGCCTGGCGGCGCGGCCTTGAACCTAAGCACAAGTAACCCGTCGACTTTGATGAGTCCAAGCGCGACGTTTCGTGGTGAGTATGTGGCTTCGACTGGATCGTCGTGGACATCATCAACGGTTACACCGCTAAGAGGGCTTCGATCTTTTCTTTTAAGCAAGCCAGCATCTCGCACCACTGGAGAAGTTAAGCGATTTGATTTCACAATCGATGCGACAGACAAGGGCAAGGTCCTCCAGATCGGGTTTGATTACACAGTTTCCTCTGGCACATACGTCACCGGAGATCTGGTTTGTCTTATCAGGGACGTAACAAACAATCGCATGATCCAGCCTTCGGCTTGGCAGATTGAGTCGGTCGGAATCGGAACTTCGGCGCAAGCCCGAATGACGTTTCAGACTTCGAGTGATTCGGTTTCTTACGAATTTATCATCTTTCAAATCACCGCAACGGCGCTCGCTTACGACTTACGATTTGATAACTTTGTTATTGGTCCACAAGTCGTCCCGCTCGGAGCGCCTGTTACTGATTGGGTTAGCTATACGCCGACCGGTAGCTGGTCTACCAATACGACGTACACTGGTCGCTGGAGACGTGTTGGCGATTCGATGCAGGTATCTATTAATTTGGCGTTGTCTGGCGCACCTACCGCAGCAGACCTAAGTGTAGACTTACCTTCTGGCTACGTTATCGACACAGCTAAGATTGGAGACGTTAACTTCGGAACTACTGGTTACGGCACACTGCTAGACGGTGGAACTAGACAATATGTAGTGTCTATGTCGTACCGAGATACAGATTCGCTCTACGTTATCCATACCGAATCAGGTAACGCTGGCTTTGTTAACGCAACAAACCCAATCACTTTTGCAAACTCGGATGAAATTGTTTTGACAGCCACTGTACCAATCGTCGGCTGGTCGTCGAGCACAGTAGTTAGTTCGAGTGCGGATACTAGGGTAGTAGACCTTGTGGCTTTTAACAGCGGCACACAATCGGTTACAGCAAATACTACCAACATAGCAGCAACTTCTAGCAAAGACAGTGTTGGTGGGTGGAACGGGACGCAATACACGATAAAGGTACCAGGGGATTACAACTTCACGATAGCTGGTTCAGATAACGTCGCAAGTACCCCAGTAATAGACCTGTATGTAAATGCAGTTTCCTATAGAAGAATTGCGGCGCTACACGGCGGAAACTACTATACAGGCTCTCTATTAGTACCAAACTTAAAAGCGGGAGATGTAGTTTCTTTCCGCTCCAGTATTACAACCACGCTTGGTGCTAACTTTAGGCTTGAAGGATACATGCTCCAAGGCCCCAGCCAGATTGCTGCGAGCGAGGTTATAGCTTGCCGAGCGTACTTGTCGGCTAACCAAACGGGAGTTAACCCGAACGCAAGCGGTGTAAAGGTAAATTTTAACGCTACTACATTGGATACACACGGCGGATGGAATACTGGCACATACAGGTACACCTGTCCTGCACCTGGAATTTACGAAGTAGACTCTACGATTTACACGTCCGGCACAAACGTGCTGGCAAACACATACCTAATTCAGATTTTCAAAAACGGAGCCGGTATTCAAAACGGAGCGCCGACAACAGCGATTGCTTCTACGAGTACGGGAGCTTTTGGAAAGTACATAGGTGAATGCGTAGCCGGTGATTACTTTGAGGTTTACTTCTACGGAGCAGGAAACAATAGCGTTAGCACACTGACTTTGTTTGGACCAACTGGAACGGTTAATAGTAACGTCACCGTAAAACGCCTCGGCGGGGTGATGTAATCATGGGAGATCAATTGAAAGTTTTGATTTTAATTCTGATGACCATCGTTCTCTCTGGTTGCGCTTCGAACATCGTGGTCTCCAATTGCCGAAAAATTACCGTAGAAGATGACATAAAACAAAGATGGCTTTGCGACAAAAGCCTTTCTGATAACTGGCGATAAGCCAAGGAGTGACAGATGGAATTACTAGTGTTGTTACAAGAGCTCGCAGCTAAACTTGCAGACGCACAAGCTGCATTGGATCTTGAAAAGAAAAAGTCTTACGACGAAGGTTTTGCCGCTGGTGTGGCGTCTGTCCTCCCAGGCACAGACAAAGTTTACTCTCAAGAAGAGTTAAACGCAGCGGTCTTGGCCGCAAAGGAGGGCCTTCAGCTTGAGATCGATTCTCTCAAAGCAGAACTCGAAGTGGCCAAGGCAGATCTGGAAAAGCTCAAAGCTGATCTCGACGTAAAAGTCGAAGAAGCGAAAGCTGCTTTGAAAGTAGAACTTCTCGCTAAGCTCGATGCTCAGCAAGCCGCTGAGAGCGAGTCTGAAGCTGCTCTTCGTGCAGAGATCGCACAGTAAGGCTAATATGACTGCGCACGACTTTGGTTCATTTGCTACATGGGCTCTACAGGCGATTCTAGCTGGTGCAGTAGTTTATGCTGTCACGATCTTAAGTCGACTTCAGACGTCCGTTGAGCAGTTAAACAGCCAGATCGCGGTCATAATTGAAAAAACATCGTGGCACGAGAGGGAGCTCGAGCGCCACGATGATCGTATTTCTCAAATCGAAAACTATAGGAGAGAAAATGTCTAACGTAGGAACAAAAGAAATAAAAGAAGCGGTTATCGGACTTGCGGAACTGACAGCGGTCTTGGCTCCGATCTTAAAAGACGGTGTATAGATTGCTGACGTATCGGCGATCGTCGTTGCACTAAAAGACAAGCCTGAAGTCATTCAAGCGGTTCAAGCAGCGGTGCAGGGTCTAAAGGATATTCCCGCGGAAGCAAAAGACCTCGATACAGCAGAAGTGCTGGATCTTGTCGTCACGCTTACGCCGGTAATTCTGAAGATTGTTGCTTCGCTGAAGTGAGGTCTAAATGAGTTGGATTTCAGTTTTGCTCAGTCTTTTGACCAACATCCCAAAACTGATCAGCCTGGTGCGGATTATCCGAGAGGAAATCGAAAAGCACGAGGCTCGTCAGAGATCTAAAGAAATCAAGGAGGCCGTTGATGAGACCACAAGAACCCGCGATCAAAGACGCGAAGAAGAAGCTATGGGTCATTCTAATCCTGGCGCTCCTTCTGATGATGGGCTTAACAGCGTGCAAACAAGACCAGTTAAAGATCGAAGCTGATGGTTGGATGATTGACGAAACTGATTCCACTCTTTTCAGAGTCGTGAAAAAGAACGGAAGAGAGTACGAAGAGTTTCTGGAGATTAAAGACAATAAAGAGATGAAGCGATTTCTCTGCTTCACAGACACAGACCGTAAAAAATGGGCTGAGGTTTTATCGAGGGAGTGCAGATGAGTTTTCTTTCTAAGTTACTGAAATAGATTAAGAGCCTGTTTAAAGCGGAAGACGTTAAGATCCCCGCACCAGTGCCTGCGCCTAAGCCTGTCGTGAGTCAGACTCCGTGGATGGATATTGCGATGAAGGAGCTTGGCCAGCGCGAAGTCTCTGGTTCAAAAGCAAATCCTCGGATTGTTGAGTACCTAACCTCTACGTCTCTTGATCGAGATTACCGAGAGACGGACGAGACTCCGTGGTGTGCGGCGTTTGTTACGTGGGTTCTTAAGCAGGCGAAAATGCGAAACACAAAGTCCGCATGGGCGAGGTCGTATCTTAAGAGCGGCAACGAGCTCGATAAGCCTCAATACGGGTGTATCGTGGTATTGGAACGTGGCCAGACGAGTGGCCATGTGGGATTCTTTGTAGAGGAGTCTGAGAAGTACGTGAAGCTCCTAGGCGGAAACCAAGGCAATAAGGTTTCTCTAGCTGATTATCCAAAGACTCGAGTTCTTAGCTACCGATGGCCAGTTAAGGAGGCATAATGCCAACAACAACGACGTATGGTTATAAAAAGCCGATCAACGGAGAACGAGGTTCGGTTTTTTATCCTGCTCTCAATGACAATATTCAAAGGTTGAACGACCACGCACACGACGGAGTGGATTCCGCACCAATTCCTGCCTCAAGTATTGCGAAGGGATCGGCGTCGATCCTTGCGGCTTCTTGGGTGTCCCTAGGTGGTGGAAACTATCGTCAGCTTGTGACGACTCCATCTGGAGTGACGGTCGACAATATGATTCCTAAGTTCTTTTGTGCTGGTGGTGCGGAGGATGGACATCAGATCCTTCCGTCTATTGAGAAGGCATCGAGTACGACTTATTACGTTTACATCAACGATAACACTCAAACACTGACGGTAAAATATGGCTGAGATTTCAGTTCGCCCATTAGAGGTCGACGATTTCTCAGGTGGAATCACTGACAATTATATGGCTGCACGCTCTAACCAGATGCAGTCCGCGGATAACTTTGTTCTAGAAAAGAATGGTGAGAAGGGGAAACTCCGCACCAGGTATGGATTAGCGGTTTACAATTCTACCTATCCGAGGATTCCGGCGAACGCTCGCGTATCTCTCATTGAGGACTCGGAAGGCACCCTTTTCTACATGAATGGCCGAAATGGTTACTACGTGAATGCTGGCTGGCAAACGCTCGCTGGCCCTACTGGGAATGCGATGCTCTCCGCTGGTGCGGGGAGCGATTATCTTTCTACTGCAAAGTGGAACAAGCACTTGCTTGCGACTGGTGACGCTCTATCGGAACCGATGAAAGTTTTTAACGATGGCTCATGGAGAGTTAGAAACCTAGGGCTTCCTTTTCTTTCTGTGAGTGGCGTCACGATTACGCCTGGTGCGAATACAGGGAAGTCTTTTGTATATGCGTTTATTCGCACTGATAGTTACACGATTGGTACGGTTACTTTTCGAGAAGTCTCCACGCCAACATTTAAACAGGTTTCGAACGCTGATGACCCGAACGTGAATGCAAACGCAATTGCGTCGATTCCAGTGCTCGCAAACGGAGCCACTTCTAATTACAACACGACTTCGTCGAAGGTAGAGATCTATCGAACCGTTAACGCTGGTTCGGTTTTCTATTACGTTGGCGAGGTTACGAACGGGACCACGTCGTTTAACGATAACGTCTCAGACGCTACGATTCAGAATAACGCTCTTCTTTACACTGAAGGTGGTGTGGTTGATTTCGATCAGGCCCCGCCATGTAAGTATATCGTCCAGGCAAACGACATCGCCTGGTATCTGCACGTTAAAGAGGGCTCTGTGACGTATCCGAACAGGATTCGTCAGTCCATTAAGGGTGCTCTTTACGCGGCTCCTGAGGACTTTTACGACGATCTTGATGATGAGATTGTGGGTGGTAGTTCTGTCGGTATTTATCCGATCATTTTCTGTCGCTCAAAGATCTACCGACTTGAAGGATTCTTTGATGAGTTCGGTCGAAATGGGTTTATCAAGCGTGAGATTTCAAACATCGTCGGGTGCGTTTCGAATCGCTCGATCGTCCGCACCAAAGAGGGGCTTTTCTTTGCTGCTAGTGACGGGTTTTATTTCACCGATGGTTTTAGTCTGACTCTTCTCACGGACGAGATTCCGGTTTCGTACTTGAATCTCGTTTCTAGTGCGACGGCGGCTGGCTACATCTATGGGGCTTACGACCGTCTAGAGCGCAGGGTTTGGTGGGCTGCACAGAACGATTCTAGCTCAACGGAAACGGACATCGTTTACGTCTTTGATTTAAAATGGGGAATCACTACCAAGACACCATGCACAACGCTATCGGGAGGCGACAATGGATCTAACTTTAGCCCTAGTGCTTTGCATTTTTACGACGGCGCTATGCTTCATGGTGACAGGCGAGGATACGTTTTAAAGTACGACAAGGATCAGCTCGACGATGTTCAAATAAATACGTCGACTTCGGTGTCGAACTGGTCCGAGCTTGCAGTGATTCCTGACTATAGAAGCCCCGCTTTTGATTTTGGCACAACGGTGGTGCGGAAGTGGGTACCAAGGATTACGACTTCGTTTGATAACCTGACGAATGTCTCGATTTTGATTCAGAGCAATAACGATAACACTGGTGTGTTCACTGATCTTCAGGAGATCAAGACGAATAATAATAACGTGTGGGGTTCTGCCTCGGCGATATGGGGAGACCAGAATGATCGATGGAACTACGCAGCGGTCATCCCGAGCTGGAGAAGGTTTCCGGCTGGTGGACTTCGATGTCTCTATAAGCAGATCAGAATTACTCGCTTTGAAACGCTGATCGAAGATTCAACGACGCTCGGAACGGTCACTCTCGATGGAACCACCAACACGGTCGCTCTTGATGATTCGTCAAAAGACTGGGTCACCGATCCCGTCGATTACTATATTTTTCATTCGCTTGATAACTATGAGAATGGCTTTAAGGTTCTCTCGATCTCTGGCGATATTCTTACAGTGGAAGATGTAAACAACATTCTACCGAGTGGGACTGGAGTATCGTTTGAACTGAGGGGGAAGAGAAAAGGCGAGGCTCTAAAGATTCTGTCTTACACGATCACCGCGGCTCCTCTTTCTATGACGCAAGAGAGTTACCGAGCATGAGAAACTTTAGGATTGAAGAAATCGAAGACCCACTTGTTCGAGAGAACTTCCAGCGCTTGATTGAGTTTTTCCAAGCTCAACCTGTTTTGCAGGGTCTTTTTAAGCATTTTCAGATCACGATCCCCCAGGCTGTGACGAACTATCGATACCGCCACGGGCTTGGCTTTCAGCCCAAGGATGTAATTCAAAGCTCCCTCACTGGCGTGGGAGCTTTGACTTGGAACTATGCTAGTTTTGATAAAGAATATGTGAGTATCACGACGACTGGCCCTTGCGTCGTTAGAGCCTTTATCGGCAGATATGAGGAGGTCAATCAGTGACGCTTTGGACATTGCTACAACTAAAAGAAAAGATTCAGGCTGATCTAGATCTCTAGGAGGAAATCTTCATAGAGGCGTCGGAGCTTACTGGTTACATCAATGAAGCCATTGATGAGGCCGAGCAACACATCCTGACGATCTATGATGATTATCTTTTGGCAGCAGAGACTTTGTCGGTGACGAGTGGTGTGGCTGAGTACGACCTCCCCGCCGATATTTACGCTCATAAGATCAGAAAAATCTTTATCGACAATGGTTCGGACAAGTACGAAATCCGTCGAATTCGTATGCTTCAAAACACGGTAGACGTCGACTCCTCAGAAGAGCTTCGTTACGTGATCATGAACACTTTGTCTGGCGGGGCTAAGATCAAATTCTTTCCCGCACCAGACTTCACTGATTCAACATCGATCACGATCTGGTTCATTAGAAACGCGAGAAATCTAGCGCAAGATAGCGATCTCATGGACCTTCCCGAGGCGGCTCAATTTGTGATCCAAGCGGCGAAAGTTCGTTGCTACGAAAAAGAGGGTCATCCTCAGACAGAGGCTGCGAAGGCCGAGCGCAATCGTCTACAGGCTCAGCTTGTTGAAACTCTTCAGTCGATGGTGCCAGACGAAAACAACATGGCGATTCCTGATATGTCTTTTTATGACGAATTCGACACGTCATACACTAAGGGGTGGTGAGAATGTCCAAAATAACTATTGATAAAAATATCGGCGGCGGTGGACGTCTTTCCTATTCGAAAGAAGAGTTCGATAAGCTTCCGCCGAAAGAGAGGCAAAACGTCGCTTCTCAATTGATAAGTCAAAACCCGAACACCTTACCAGGCTGGGCTCAGCTAGAAGTGCGCCGCAGTCAGGGTCTAGACGTTGGAACTGATCAAGCTTCAAATGCTCGGATTGCAGAGCTTGAGGCTCAGCAAGCTGAAGCGAAGAAGCTTCAGTCGATGGGTGTAAACCCAGACGGTTCGCCGATTCGTCCTGGTTGGGATTCTCAGCTTGGACCAGACGGACTTCTTAAGGATAATTACCGTCTGACTGATCGTGGTCCGGTTCAAGTTGACCAGCGTGGTATTGGTGCGATCAGAGAACGCGCGCTTAGCCAAGGCCCATCGGCTTGGGCTAAGATGATGACTGATAAGCAAAAGCTCGAAGAGCAAGGTGCAAGAGATCAAGCGGCACAATCTGCTCAAGGTCAAAACGCTCAGGCGTACAATGATCTTTCTATGCGCGGTGGAGTTTCGGGTGGTGCGAGAAACCGCATTGCTATGATGAACTCTCGGAACTCCATGATGGCGGGACAGAATGTCGCAAGACAAGGGATGCTCGACCGCGCCAACATCGGCGTGCAGGATGAGACCCAGCGTCTTGGCCTTTTGAATAACCTTGCAGGGCTTGATTTCCAGCAAGCTGGTTTGGATGAAAGAAACCGCGCTTACTCGACTGATATTCAGGGTCGAAACATCAACGCAGCTCTTTCTGAGCTCGATAAAAAGCGTATGCAGGACATGAACGTTTACTCTGAGCAAATGAAGAAATGGGCCGCTGGAAAATCCGCCGATGCTCAAGCTGCGGCGGGGAGTGGTGGAAAGAAGTGACGGTACTTTGCTTAAAGCCAGAAGAGTGGGAATCAATGAAGCGTGAAGCTCATTTAATTTCATTTAACGAGACTGGGTCTGGTGCGGCTCATGCGATTGATTTTGCTCTACTTGCGGTGGATGAGAAAAAACCACTTGCTTACATGACTTGTAGAGAGAGCGATCCAGACACGGTCTACGTTTCTCATGGTGGAGCTATGCCTGAGACGATCGGTACTGCGAATTCTTACCGTGCGTATCAGGCGATGCTAGATCGTCTTGGTGTGGCCTACAAAAGAGCTTCAACGCTGATCGAGAATACCAATACGCCAATGCTTCGCATGGCGATGAAGGCTGGTTGGTTGATTAGTGGCGTGAGGCTTTTTGAGGGCCAGGTATTTGTTGAACATCAATTGAATTTCACTGGGGGTTTATAATGGCTTTTTGGATGTTACCTGCGGCGATGGCGGGAATAAATGCGATCAAGGGTTCACAGCAAAGAGATGCGGCTCGTGATTACAATAAGCATCAAGCGGAAGTGACTCGTTACTCGCCTTGGACTGGAATGACTGGTCAAACAAAGCAAGTTACTGGTGGGCTTCTCACTGACGCCGCTGGTGGAGCGATGCAAGGTGCTATGATGGGTCAAGCATTTGGTGTTGGAGGCGGGGCTCCTGATGCTGGTACGAGTGCTGTGGTTTCTCCTGAGTATTCGACTGATATGATGCAGTCACCTTGGAATTACATGAAGCGTAAAGACGCTCTCCAGGGTGGAATGTCGATGATGAACGCCTAAGAGGAGGCTTAATGTCTAACTTCAAAATGACTCCCATGCCTATGAATCAAAGTATTTGGGACATGATGAGCCCATAGATTGCGAAGCAGTCTCCTTTGATGTCCACACCAGGTGATGAGATTTATATGCCTCCGACTGAGCCTCAGGCTCCTATGCCTATGCAAGGCGGAATGGCTCCAACGAAGATGAAGATCTCGGAATCGTCATCTGGTGGTGGTTGGGGAAATGTTGACCAAGATCAGAAGTCTATTTTCGAAGATCTGATCCAGCGCAGACGTGAAGGTGCAGATCAGATTCAAGGAAAGCTCGCAAGCCTTGGACCTCGTCCAGGTGGTGCAGCGAATATGGACTTGTCGCTGCTTGCTGGTGCGGTTGATTCGTTCACCGATGGTGAGACGAATTTCTCGCAGACCTACAGGGCTCCAACGAGAGCAAAAGAGTTTGATCAAAACAAAGCAAACTTAGAAAAGGCTCTTAGTGAGCAGCAAAACTCGCTTAGCGATGATCAGTTAAAATACTTGTCTGCGATGGCTCAGAGTGAGGACCGAAAGCTCCAGCGTCAGCTTCTGATGGAGACTGCGAAGCAGCGCAATGAGATTAAAGCTGGCAATCAAGATACTAATTTAGAAAATAAGCTCAGGAAAGAATGGCTAAGTGGGGCAACAACAAAAAACTCGCTCATCATGAAAGACGGAGCGAGTACGCTAGAAAAGCTCGGCATAAACCCAAGTCCGGCTGGCGATATGGCGATGCTATACAGTTTTTTCCGGATTCTCGATCCCACTTCGACCGTCCGCGAAACAGAATATGCAGCGGCAGCTTCGGCGGCTGGTCTCGGAGACAAGGTTAGTGGCTATATAGAGCGTATCCAGAGGGGCGAAAAGCTCACTCCTATGCAGCGACAAGATTTCGTTCGCGTCGGCAAAGAGCTTTATCGAAAAAAGCTCGACTCGCAACGAGGTTTCGACGAGGGCTACATCAGCCTAGCAAAAACAAGCGGTGTGGACCCAGACAGGGTCGTTATGTCTAAAAACTTTTTCGGTGAGGCAGCTCAGCCTGGATCGATTGGTTCGGCCCCCGCGCCAGCGGCGGGGCCGCCTAAGGTGGGTGATGTTGTGAATGGCTATGAATACATCGGCGGATCTCCTGGTGCGCAGCAATCTTGGAGGAAGAAGTAATGAGTGGACCTTGGGAGAAATACAAAGATTCCGCACCAGCGCAAGCTGGACCGTGGCAGCAATATCAAGACGTCGAGAAAACCCAAGATGAACGCGCTCGAGAAGGTGCGGATGTTGGGTTTTTAACGCGCTTTGTGGCAAAGAACTTTGCGAATTCTCCTGAGAGCGCTGCGAAGTATGTGAAGAGTAAAAATCCAGATGCTTCTGTGACCGTCGAGGATGGCGAGGTCATGATCCAACGCCCTGGTGAGGAGTATGCAAAACGCCTTGATCCAAAAGGCGTCGACCTCCAGGACGTAACCGACCTTGCTTACGATGTTCCTGCGGGACTTTTATCCAGTGCAGCGACTGCGGCTGGTGCGGTAGCTGGAGCTCCGACTGTAGTCGGTGCAGTACCCGCAGCGGTGGGAGCTGGTGCGGCTTCAAGTGCTGCGCTCGAAGCACTTCGTCAGAAGATCGGTCAATGGGCAGGGATTGACCAAGAGATCTCTGGTAGGGACGTAGCGATCAGTGGTGCGGTGGGAGCTGCCTCGCCAGTTATGTTTGGTGCGGGTAACGCGGTCGGAGTAAAAGAGATCGCAAAGACAGCGTCAAAAATGGGCGGTGACGAAGTCGCGGCGAAAGCTGCGCTAGAAAAAGCCTCGAAAGGTGCTCTTGGTCAGCTTCGAGAAAAGGTATTCCCGAAGCTTGGAGCTATGTCGAGCGGCCTAAACGAGGACGTGATCGTAAACTACAAAAAAGCTCCTGAGTATTTCGATGACATTGCTGCGAAAAACGAAGGTTATCGAATTTCCGAAGATATGATTGCGAATACTTCGGACGCAATGCGCTCAAGAATTAGTCAGGCTGGCGACGCTCTTGGCGACGCTCTTGATCAAACGGGCAGAATTCCAACGGCTCCGATTCGACAGCCTTTGGACGAGTTGGTCGCGAGATACAAAGCACTCCAATCTTCTGGGACGCTTGATACTCCGCAAACTCAGCGAGATCTCGAGGCGGTAGAAAACGAAATCAAGTTACTTCTTAAAAAGACTCCGCGCGAGGCCGAGCTAAAGTACGACGTTTTTGGAAAACTCATTAACGAGCAAGACGCGGACATGGTGCCTAAGAATGTTAGCAGTCCTGCCTACACGGTACCAGCTGCCGATACACCTAATACATACGCGATGGGGACTCCTCCACCTTCTTCCGCCGCTCAGGTTAGCGTCCCATCTCGCACCGCTGTCCGAATGGAGGCTCAGCCTAAGATGGTGACTCCAGACGTTGATGAAACTATGTCGCCTCGCGAAGCACAGGCGCTACTGGCTCAAGTGAGACAGCGAACTGAATTTGCTCAGCGCGAGTTATTCAGAGGCGGAAGCGATCCGTTGAATAATTCATTGAAGTCTGTCTATGCGAAAATCAATGAAGGTCTCGACCTCGCAAGCGAGGGGCTCACGTCAGACAAAAAAGCTGATTATAAAAAGTGGCTCGATTTATCGCGTGCGCTTGAGTCAAACTTCGGCACACCAGAACAGGCTCGAAAGACTCTTTCGAATCTCGACACAAAGAGCCGAAAGCAGTTTATGGAGAAGCTCAAATCCATCGATCCAGAGCTTGCTCAGGTGATCGAAGATGCTTCGCTCAAGATTCGAACATACGATGGATTTCAAGACCCGTCGCTTATGCCAATGTCGAGCGGAGGGACGACGTCGACTTCTAGGAACTTAATGAGTGAGAATCGCGGTGGAGGTATTGCGTCAGCGGTCGCGACTGGTACGGGTACTCCGCCTAATCTTCTTCGAACATTAGGACGCCTTGCTGGTTCGGTCGCTGGCTCTCCACGCGCAGTACAGAATTACGTTCGGATAGGCCGCGCCAGCGATAACTTTACGGATAGATTTATGAGAAACAACCTTGGCGGAAGATCTGCCGCTGGTCAGTTACTCATGACTCCGCTTGTGAGTCCGTGGACTGGTATGGGTCAACGTGGATACTACGAGGCTGAATAATCATAAGGATCGTCTCGCTTTGGCGAGCGATCTTTCGCACTGGGCTTTACTGTCAAAGCTATAGAGAATGTACTTTTCAAATGTGCCGTTA